TTTGACGCACAAGACGTAAACTTTGACGAGAAGCAAGAGTTAGCAGACACTATCGCTGGCGCTTTGGGTCGTCGTAGTGATCAGCTAGTAATTGATGCAATGGACGCAGTTACTCCTACTACTATCGCTCACGGTTCTGCCGCTTTAACTATGGCTAAGGTCATTGAAGCTCAGGTAGCACTACGTGGACAGGGCGTTCCTAACTCTAACTTGTTTGCCGCAGTAAACAGCGCAGGACTTGGTGGTCTTTTGAAAGATGAGAAAGCTACTTCTTCTGACTACCAGAGCGTTAAGGCACTTGTTAGCGGTGACGTAAACAGCCTAGCTGGATTCCAGTTTGTAGTTCTTGATGATCGTGCTGAAGGTGGTTTGACTGTTACAACTAACACAGTTGACTCATACTTCTTTAACCGCGAAGCTGTTGGACTTGCTATTGGTATTGACATGAAGACCTCTGTAGATTGGGTTGCACAGAAGACTTCTTGGCTTTGTAATGGTATGCTCAAGGCTGGTTCCGTTGTACGTGATGTAGACGGTATCGTTAAGGTTGAGTACAAAGATAACGTATAAGTTATCAATGCGTAAACTGATTGGGGGGTTCGTCCCCCCTTTCTTACATAAAGGTTTATTATGGCAAGCAAAATCCAGCTAATATCTAATGCGTTAATTTTAATTGGGGATTTGCCTATTACAACTTTAGTCGGCAACTCACGCGCTCAAACTGTTGCTAACAATCTGTATGACAACATCGTACAAAACGAATTAACTAAATACCGTTGGGGCTTTGCTAAAAAGAAAGCACAGCTAGATTTAACAACAGAAACTCCAGTAGGCACTGAGTGGCAGTCTATCTACCAACTTCCTGCTGACCTCTTGTTTCTTATCAAGATTAATCCTCAGGTTAATTACGCTCTCTATGGCGATAAGCTATACTCAAATTCAACTGGCGCTATATACGCTGATTACATTTACAACGCTCCAGAATCAGCATGGCCTGTATACTTTAGTAAGATGATTGAGTACAGACTTGCGATGGACTTTGCTCCATCTATCAGGGACAGTGCTGCATCAGCACAGGTTAACGCTGCTAAGTACGAGAACGCATCTCGTATGGCACGTTACACTGACTCACAACAATACCCAACGGAGCCGCTTAGAAGCCAACCATTTATTAATGTGAGGTACTAATGGCTGAGTCACAATTCCTGCAAGCCAGCTTTGCCAGTGGTGAGTTGTCACCATTACTTAAAGGCCGTACCGATCTTGATCAGTATTACAAGGGTGGGCAATCTGCTGAAAACGTAGTTATCGTACCGCAGGGTGGTGTTAAAAGACGACCAGGCACAGAGCTTATTGATAAGCCTATAAACATTATGGGCGCATATCTTAGCACCCAGTTTACGGCAACTATGCCCCGTGGCGGCACACCAGCTAACCTAAACGACTTTAGTGAAGCTACTAAGGGTACTACTACAACTAATGTTGGTGTTTTGGGCACAGGCGCAAATGCTGATTATATTGTTGCTCAATATGATTTAAGCAGCACCACTACAGGCATTGTCTTTATCGATGTGCAGAACATACAGCTTACTTTGGTTAACACTGATACGTCTGTATTTAAGGTGCAAACATCGTCTAACGGTACTGCCTGGACTGATCGCGCAAGCATTACAGTAACATCTACACCTACATCGCTTAGAACTAAGATTACAGATACTATAGCTACGCCGTATGTGCGTCTTGTGCGTACAGGTGATACAGGTGATCTAGGTTCGCAGAAAGTTGAACTAACTGGGTTAAATGTCATATACGACAACCTGAGCTTCTCTGATGTTAAGACCTTTGATTTTAGTGTTGAGACTGACAGGCACTACCTGTGCGTGGCTACTGGTGGAGCGCCATCATCAGGCACTGTAAGCCCGACTAACCCGCCTTCTTTTGGCAACTTAGCTATCTACCGTATACCGCACAGCACGATCACAGATACTGTTCTAATAGCTAACCTGCCTTTACCCTATGACTTTAACGAGATCGCTAGGGTGCGTGACGTACAAACAGAGAACGTCATGCTATTGTTCCATGAGGAACATCCACCTAAAAGAATTATTAACACTGGCAACACAGCTAGTTCGTTTGCTATTGACAACATACCGTTCCTGAATGTGCCGCAGTTTGACTATGATGACGCACTAAGTCCTACACCTGTAAATGAAATACAGACGCTAGAATTGCAACATGGCAGCGGCCACAACTGGGAGCTAGGCGATACATTTCAAATAGATATTGAAGGCGTACTAAGCAAAAACATTACATTTGCTGGCGATGCTAATGCTGACCAGCAGTCCTCCACTAAATTTAACATACAGAAAAATCTGCAAGAAATGCCTGTGTTTGGCGAAACAGGTGTTCTTGTAGAAAGAATTGGTACACGCCAATACAGAATTACTATTAGCGGCGAGTCTACTAAAGACTTTGAGTTATTTAGTGGATTCCCAACAGCGGGAAACCAAGACAATACGTTAGAGTTTGTTAAAGTGCAGAATGGCTCCCCTAGAAAAGAAGATGTATGGAGTGCTACACGCGGCTACCCAAAAATGGGTACATTCCACGGTGGTAGACTGTGGTTAGGCGGCACTAAGTCTAAGCAGCAAAGCCTGTTTGCATCTAAGTCAGGGTCTTTCTTTGATTACTTTTTTCAAGAAGGTGATGACGATGAAGGTATCTTTGTTACCCTTACCGCTAGGGCGCAAACAGAAATAGTAGACATTAACTCTGATCGTGGGCTACAAGTGTTTACTACTGGTGCAGAGTTCTTGGTGAAAGGTGGTACGCCATCTACTATCGACATTGTATCGCAGACACAACACGGCTCTGGATACCTAGAAGCCAAGTCCTTAGATGGTGCTACACTATTTGTTGACCAAAATGGTCAGACATTACGTCAGTTTGTGTATAGCTTTAATGAGGATGCCTATACAAGTAATGATATATCCGTGTTGTCTTCTCAATTAATTTCTAACCCATTCGATGTAGCAGTATTGTCTGGCACAACGTCAGAAGACTCTAACTGGGTGTTTATCATCAATGAGGACGGCAATGCCGCTGTACTTAATACTGTACGCGCACAAGACATAAACGGCTTTACACGGTATACAAACGCTAAGAGTGGTTACGTTATTGATGGTGTTGAAGCATCAAGATTCTTAGTATCTGCTTCTGTAGTAAAGAATGAGCTATATGTTATTAGTCGGTTTATTACATCAGGCGTTAACTTTAGATACTCACTAGATCGCTGGAGCTTTGACTACTTACTTGACTCCTCTATCAAGCTAACAAACCAGAGCAGTACAACAGTTAGCCTGGGCCATCAGCATCTTAACGGCGCAACAGTCAGTGTTATTGGTAACGGTAACAACCTAGATAAGCGCGTTGTATCTGGTACAGGCACCATTACCCTCACAGCAGAAGAGCTATCAGGCGGCAACTTAGACCTAGAGATAGGGCTTAACTTTGTGCCTAAGATTGTACCTATGCCGCTGAACACTAGCTCACAGGCTGGTGCAAACAATGTTATGCGAGAAAAGCGTATTAACCGCATGAACCTACGCATGTACAAGAGTGCTGGTATCTACATAGACGGCAACCCTGTAGCTGTCAGAAACTTTGGCCAGACAGCAGATAGTCCATTAGGTACACCGTTTGAGGTTAGAACTGGTATTATACAAGACAACAATGGTGGTAAAGGCTGGGGTATAGATGTAGTACCTGAGATTACAGTACCAGACCCTGCTCCTATCCACCTACAAGCAATAGAGTACGAGGTTGAGTCATCGTGAACCTAGCAGTACAAGACAAGATATATGAGTTTCAGGATAGGCTTAAAGAATATCCTCAAGCTGATGTCACTGTACGCCATCATTTTTCAGATGGTATGTATGCTAGAGAGATGTTTATGCCTGCTCAAACGTGTGTAGTAGGGGCAAAGCATAAGACTCGCCACTTCTACAGTGTATTGCACGGTGAATGCTCTGTTGTTAGCGTACATGAGAGAGAAGATATTACTGGGCCATTTCTGGGTGAGACATTGCCTGGAACAAAAAGAGTCATTTATGCACACTCAGACTGTACATGGATCACCTTTCACCCCACTGAATTAACTGATATAGATGAAATAGAACAGGCTCTGGTCGAGCCGGAGGTAGTGTAATGGCTTTTGTAATTGTGGCTGCTCAAGTTGCGGTGGCGGTTGGTGCTGTTGGCAGCGTATATGGGCAAGTACAGGCTGGGAAAGCACAGCAACAAGAATTAAACAGGCAAGCTGAAGAAGAAAAGATTGCCGCAGAAGCAGCAGAGCTTAAGCGCAGAGAAGAACTGAATCGTCAATTAGCTGCTAACACTGCTGCATTGGCTGCTGGCGGGATAGGCATGGAAGGAACGCCTGCTAGTATTGCATTAGAGTCAGCTAAATCTATAAGCCAAAGCGAAGGTATGATTTCTTTAAGTGAAAAATTAAGGAGAGCGCAGCTTAGAAGACAAGGCGTGGCAGCTAAAAAAGCAGGGCAATTGGGCGCACTGAGTTCTGCTGTATCTTTAGCTATGGGTTCAGGGTTGATGGACGCAGGAAGTTCTGGTGGCGATTCTAGTAGCGGTACTAGTGGCGGAAGTTCAACAAACCCTACTCCTGGCTCTAGTTCTGGCACACCAAACGCAGCGTAAACAAGAGATTAGATAAATGGCACAAAAACCTATTATGCGATACGGTCAGTTTACTCCTACAGGGGTAGACCAGTCTGCTGCACAGCAAATGAGGGCGCTTGCTGGCTTGGGAGAAACTGTTGCACGTGCTGGCATCAAGATAGGGGAGGCGGCTGCTACGGCTAGGGCTCCTGCTGAAGCTGAAGCTGCTGTTGCTAAAGCTAGGGAAGAAGGCACAGAAGTAAAAATGAAAAGCTCTCTGGCATGGGGTGGCGATACATATAACCAAGTAGCCCTAAAGTCTTACGAGAACGGCGTTAACTCTGACATCAAGAATGCGTTGTTAGATGCACAAGCCGCGCACCCTGATGATTTAAATGCTTACAACACTGTCGTACAGGAAAAGGTTAAAGGGTACTTGCAGAATGCCCCAGAAGAAGTGCAGCTTAGATCGCGACAGTTTTTTGACCAAGCAAATGCTACTGTAACTAGGGACATTACTGCCGCCGCAAAAGCTAAAGCTGATGGTCAGATTGCTGCTGGATTGATTACTGGCGCTGCTAATGCTGAAGATACTATCTCTAATCTAGTTAGAAACGGTGATTTAGATGCTGCTCGTGAAATGCAGATGCAGTACATCCTTGACCTAGAGAATGGCGTAAAGCTAGGCTTGCTAGATGCAGTAAAGACACAAACAAGAATAAATAACTTTGAGGATACTGTTGCCCAGCAAACTGTACTGGGCGATTTAGACCGCACATTGCTTGCTAAAGACGTACAGCCTTTAGATCGTATCAACAATGCAAAGGAGTTTAGGGACACTATTGCGGCCTCCGATGAGGTTGAGGGTCTTAGCGCCAAGCAAAAGGATGCTTTAGTTGCTGTCCTAGATGCTCGCATACGCGATGAAGCATTAGCCTATACAAAA